GATTTACATTTGATTTGATTTCCTATACGATTACCAGCACCTGAACCTTGACCAATATTACCAAGTAATCCAGAGGTTATATCTTCACCAACTTGGGGTGTAGCAGGGTTCCATTCGGGGATAATGTCATTAAAGTCGACTGGTTGAGCAATCTTTGTTTCTGTTTGTGATTTGATAACAGATTTGATTGCTTTTCGCAATCCTTTAGTGGCCTTAACAGTTTTCTTAGAATACTTTTTAGGATATGCAGTACGCTTCTTGTAAACTTTGTTGGTTCTACGAACATAGACCATTGTAATACTATAGTTTAGATTATTTATTCTTCAAAATAATCCCAGTCTATTTCGCGTAATTCGTACTTAGTGTTGATTCTCCATAACTTCCATCTATCAGGAGAAAGATTATCTTTGTTTGGAGGTTTATTAGAAAATACCCAAATGTTGGGAGAATCAATCCACCATTTTTTATAATGATAACGTTTATCAAAGAGATATCCTCCTTTGATAGTTTCTAAACCTGCATATATTTGATTAATCCTTTCTTTTCCTAAGGCTCTTGGCATATCTAGCATTACAGCAGTAGGACTTCGCGTTATTTCATAACACTCACATAACATAGTAGCCATTAAATCTTCATAATCATTAATGAAAGGCAAATAGATATACCCTTTAGTAATACTAGCAATAGCACAGATTGTAGTTTTACCTTTATTACCTTGTGGATCATATATGAAATTAATCGTTCTATCGTTGTGATAATTATCATTAAGAATATTTAATTGATATGGTCTCAATTCTGTTAATCGATATTGAGAGGGTATATATATATCAGGGTCTGAATCTTTCCAAGGACCTTTTACCTTGGTTGCTTCTTTTAAACAATAAAATGCTTCTTTTAAACTTTCTTTAGAGACTGTAGGTTCTAAATAATTAGGTTGAGGAATATCTAAGAATAATTTCAACAGTGCCTGTTTTGAACTTTTCTTGATCAACGATATTCTACCCTGATAATGAAGATAGCCGTTTTGTTCACCTTTTTCAAGTTGGAAAGTAAATTTCTTGGCTATCTTTCTCAGTTGTTTAATTACGCTTTGCTCATCAAGTTTATCAGCATTCATTCTGAATTCATAAACTGCACAACGTGTGGCCATAATATAATATGTATTGAGATAATAAATTTTGCAATATTACGGCAGGACTTCGTCACCTCCGCTGGCGCTTCGGGTTTCTTTGGGCGATAGGTAAACTATCTGGAATAACCGGCTTCGCCTACCAAAGAAACTATACTATATATATATCTAAGAAAGTTGGACTTATTGGACCGTTGGTTGATATATACACTTTTTTTTGAAAAATGATTGGACCGCACTGGACGTTTGTTGGACGTGCAATACATTTTGAAATAATGGCAGGTTTCGGCGCGCACCCACGCGCCTCAGTCTCAGCCGACAGCACCCCTTCGGGTTACAATTAATAATATTAAAAATTAATGTTATTATGAATGAATAAAAATATTAGAGATCTGTATAAGTCATCATTGTTTGACCAGACCATATGAGAGTAGGTGCAGCAGCCTCTTCACCACCAAATACAAATTCTGAGCCATCAGCATATGCAGCAAGTGCAAATAGATAGATAGGTGCTATATTTTGTTCGCCGTTTGCATCATCATAGCGAATAGTACCAATATGTTTTGTTAAATTTACGTTAATCATCTGTGATAACTTAAAGTCATTATTTGGGGCTAATGTAGGTTCAGTACCACCACTAGCAGGTGATAATTTCATAATTCTAGAATATATGACAGTGTATACATCTTTGTTAATATATTGATACATATCAAAAAGTTGATTAGCAGGTTGTATTGAAGTATTACCATTTTGTAATAGACCTGATGGTGCAGCAACTGTAGGTACTGTATCATTACCATATCTACGTTTTAATCGAACTAATATAATTCGAAAATATGCTGGAGCAGGTGAATCAGGAGTTCCACAGTAAAAAACTGCTTTGAAATGACATGATTTACATTTGATTTGATTTCCTATACGATTACCAGCACCTGAACCTTGACCAATATTACCAAGTAATCCAGAGGTTATATCTTCACCAACTTGGGGTGTAGCAGGGTTCCATTCGGGGA